GGTTGTGGTAATACCACCTGGATGTCAACCTTAGGCTAAGTTCAGCTGGATTTTCGTGATTGGTTAAGATACCCGTTTGTACTAATGTTAGAGTACTTAGAAAGTTGGATATGATTTTCTTATTTTAATTACTTATATAATTTTCCCTGATTCATTATATCTAATGTACTTTACGAGGTGACAGTGCATGAATTATAACTTTTATGAGTAATTATATCTTGTTTAAAGATCAAGCGAAAAATCTTCTATTAATTAAAATAGTTATTTGGGAAGTTTCTATATACTTGAAAGGGTATTGTAGATTGATGTATTACAGTTCTACTCTAGATACAGAAGCATCCCGCAGAGCGATCCCGGAGCACGGACTTAATTTTTCTTTGATGAGAAACCTTAATCAGCTTTTCTGATTTAACTTCAGTTTGAATTAGAAAGATGCTAGGTGTCCTAGGTACACGAAGCGCTGCCGTTTGTAATGATTTACGTAGTTCTCCACTTAACATTTATTTTAATTAATACCTCGGAATTTATATTATCAAGAACGGTTTGGCGTATTACTCCACTTGATAATGGTCGGGAGGGACCAATAAAACTCCACCACCTACCCCCAGTTTTTGTTAGATATACACTATGGCGAGTCATTTTGACGTAATACATAATGGTATCTTTTCTGAAGTGTCTTCGGACAGTGAAGGGTTCCCTGATAACCTTGCCAGGGATTCAGATTATAGTTGTTTCGATGTTGAATGTTATACTGATCAAGAATTTTCTTCTGATGATCCTCGATATGATTGGTATTTAGATAATAGTCACGACTTTTATGAAAGTTCTTCTGATTCTTTAGATGATGAAGAATATTTTCAAATGTTTGATGATTATTTATTAAAATTTTATTTAGATGAAAACAGCTATTACAAATATGAATTGACTTTAGTATTTGATGGTAAATTTTTTGAAAAGAAAATATATAGTCATAAATACATTTATAGATGCGAAGATTTAGTTAATTATTTACATTATGAAATAGGTATTGATAATTTTAATTTAATACGAAAATGTGAATTATTAACCTTTGATAATCTTATTCGATCAGGAGATATTATACATATTAATGCTGGGTTTGATAAATACCTTTCATCTTCATGGAATCGAATTATGCATGCTTTAAATGGGAATGTCGAAGATTATAATAAATGTAAGAATTTCGGTAAGAATGTTTATCCTAGTGATAATATTGAAAGAAATTCTGAAAGAACACATTTACCAACTCTTAAGGATAAGGATAAGAAAATGCAAGAAGAATATTATCATAAATTAAATGATCATTATTGTTCGTTAGACAGTGATGGTTTGAAAAATGAATTTGTACCTTCAAAAAATATATCAAGTAAAGTATTCTTAGAATTATCTGAAAGAGATAAACATATAGGTAATATTGATGTTAGATTAGATGTTCCTGCTAAAGTTGAAAGTGAAGATAAAATTAAAGTTGATGTTAAATCTAAGGAAGATAAAGTTAAAATTAGTAATCCTAATTTTAATAAAAATAATTTATTGGAAGATAAAAAATTTGAATATTATTATTCAATTCCCAATACTACACCTATTATTGCTGCTTTGAAATATAGTACTTGGTTTGGATATATTCCTCGTATTATTATTGTTCCTGCAAGTGAAAATAGTTGGATGAAATATAATTGTTTGATAATATATATGATATTAGCTTGTTTATCTGAATTTCATATTTTGAATTTTGATATTAGAGCATTAACTAATAGTATATTATATTTTCAATATTGTTATTATTCCCCATTATTTTATTGGTTATTTTTATTTGTGAATAATTATTTTGCTTTGTCATCAGGATGGTTGGGATTTTTAATGATAATGGTTATTAAAATGTTGATTTATTATAAAGTACACAAGAAACTTAATGTAATGTATCCTTTATTATATTATTTTTTCACATTATTTGTAATGTGGTCTAAATTAGAAGAACATTGGTTAGGTTATCTTGTTTGTTTTCTTTGTAAAATTTTCTTTTCTTATTATAATCATTCTAGATTATATGATAGATTTTATAGTTTGGGGTCTTTTTTGAATATGAGTTTTACTGTACAAACTATAGGGACCACTTACTATTATAGGAAATGTACTTTACGTAAAAGTTGTAATGATGATTTAGAATATACTGGTGAAGATTTTAGACGTAATGTCGATACTAATTTCAAGATATCTCAAAATACTTGTAAATGGTTTTTCGATGAAAAAGTTGTTAAAATTTCTGAAGTTGGTTATTGGGTTTTAGATTCTGATTGTGATTTTATGGTTGAGAAAGAATTTAGAGAAGAAAAGAATGATGGTTATAAAGTAGTAGATTTAGAATTAGTATCGCAGATGAGTACTTCAAAAAATATATCCTTAACTACTGCTCCTGAAGTTATAGCCGAACGTTTTAGTAATTGTACTAATATGGGACCTTTTATAAATTATAATAGAGGTGATGTATTCGGACATGATATTTTAAATAATTCAGCGAGATTAGCACATTGTATTGCCATGAGTAAAAGGAATGATAATATATCTACAGATGTATATAATCAACTTTTTCGAAAAGGCGACTCGACAAGGCTAATCGATGTCGCCGACAAATACAGCCTTTTTTATTAAAAAATCGTAAGATTAGTCATCGTGGTCATTTCCTTTTAGGATATAGATCTGATGAAGTTAATTTAAAAGTCCCTGATGTCCCTGATTCTAGTGCATTTATATTTCATAAAAATTTTTCAGAATATGATTCATCTTATAGACCACCTATGGCAGCATGTTTTGTTACCCCAATTCCTGCTGTACCTCCTAGACCTGATACTACTCATCCAGAGTCATTGATTGATGGTATAGGTAAAAGAATGGCATATAGTCCTCCAAGATATAATAGGAATGAAAGACGAAAATTTAGAAAATTTGTCAAAAAATGGTTAAAAGATAATTTAACGCCTATTGATGAACATGATGAATTAGATTTTGAAGAATGGTTGGCTAGTACTAATTATGAAGATTGGCGTAAAAAAGATATTAGAAAAGCTTATCCTACTGATGTTTTTGTTAATGGTGAAGTAGATGTTACGAAATTTAAAAACTATGATATTAAATTATTTGCTAAAGAAGAATATTATCCTGAATATAAACATTTTCGTGGAATTTGGGCACGCTCAGATTCTGCGAAATGTATTTTAGGTCCCTTCTTTAGAAAGATAGAAAAAGAGTTGTTTAAATTACCTTACTTCATTAAGAAAATACCAAAAGAAGATAGGCCCAAATATATTAATGATTTTATGAATAACGAATATATGAAATTTCAAGGAACTGATTACACATCTTATGAAAGTCATTTTTTGACTGATTTGATGGATGATTGTGAATTTGAACTTTATAGATATATGTCATCGAAAAATGTTAAAGCAAGAATGTTATGTAGATTAATTTTTAAAATATTAGCTACAGATAATTTTGCAAAACATAAGTACTTTTCAGTGCGTGTCGGTGCTAAACGTATGTCTGGAGAAATGAACACTTCATTAGGTAATGGTTTTACTAATTTGATGATATTATTATATGCTGTTCATAAATATAAAATTGATTATTCGGGTCCTATTATTGAAGGAGATGATGCTTTAATTGGATTAAGTAGTCCTATACCTGAAGAATATTACAAAAACATGGCTCTTAATGTTAAATTAGAACTTGTTGATGATATTTCCGAAGGTAGTTTTTGTGGACTAGTTTACGACCCTATTGAATTGGTTAATATTAGAGAACCTATTGAAACTTTATGTACGACACCTTGGGTTACTAGAAAATATGCAGCATGTAATGATAAAACTTATTTTTCTTTATTGAAAAGTAAAGCTTTGTCATTAATGTTTGAGTATCCTGGTTGTCCTATTGTTTATAATTATGGTAAAAAATTGTTTTGTTTATTAAATGAATATGAGATTAAATTTGAACTTGAAAATTCTTATAAAAAATTTG